TAATGATTTTGATGTTGCGGTAGCAGATCGCTTGGAACTGCAGTCTCGGGCAAAAACAAAGCAGTTTAATAAGCAGCACGGAAAATTTATTTCCACATCTGCAGGAAAAACTTTAAGTGTTACTGATTATACGGCAGACAATGTATTAAAGCTGTTTAATGAGCTGTCTAAGTATTTTAATAACATCGAAGCAGTTGGAACGAAAAAAATTAAGGTTTGTTCCGATCTGTACAATGCCGTCGTGGATCATCCTTTGAATACGACTGCTAAAAACTCCACTGTAAACATTGATGGAAATGAGGTTGTGAAGTTCAAGGGATTCCTTGTAGAGGAGATTCCGGATGAATTATTCCAGTCTAAAGAATGCGCCTATGCATATATTGCCGGAGTTGCAAAAGCATTTACTGGAATTAACACAGCGAGAACGATTGAATCGGAAGACTTTGACGGAGTAGCTCTGCAGGGAGCTGGTAAGGCTGGAGAATTTATTCCGAATGACAACAAGAAAGCTGTAGTTAAAGTGTCGGTGGGGGAATAGCACCCCCTGAAGACCTCGCCTTGGTAGGCAGGGGGAAAGTCGGAAAGGCAAAAGTAGGAAAAGTAAAATAGTATAATGGAGGTATTAAAAATGGCATATACACCAACTACATGGAATAATGATGACGTTATTACAGCGGAGAAACTGAATAAGTTAGAGCAGGGCGTGAAGAATGAGCAGATTGGACCAGCAGGACCAGCAGGACCAAAAGGCGAAAAAGGCGATCCGGGTGCGCAGGGACCTGCTGGAACAAGTTACACTCTTCCAGCAGCAAACAAGACAACGCTTGGCGGTGTGAAACAGATGTCTTTGATTGCAGATTTGTCCACAGAAACAGGGGCTGATTTAAAAAATAAAATCAATGCAATTCTTGCTGAAATGAAAAAACAGGGTATCATGGCGAATTCGTAAGGAGTTGAAATTGAATGCTGGATGATTTAAAAAAACTTCTTGGAATCGAGGATGATTCTCTTGATCAGAAACTGGAGTTGATACTCAGATCTGTGCAGGGGCGACTAAAGCTCCTGCTCGGAGGAATTGAAGTACCGCAAGAAATGAATCACATTGTCGTGGAAGTGGCAGTGATCCGGTTCAATCGGTTGGGTTCCGAGGGTATGTCATCACACAATGTTGAGGGAGAGAATATGTCCTACAATGACAATGATTTTGATGGATTTATGAATGAGATACAGGCTTTTCTTGACTCACAAAAAGAATCAAAACGAGGAAGGGTGAGATTTATTTGAGATGCGATACAGAAGTTTTCTTTCAGTCGATCGTACCTGGGGAGTATGACGAAGCTACCGGGGATTATAGAGATGATACAGTATCAGAAGAGAAAAGACACGCCAGTGTGACAGATACCGGCACAGAGACAATGAACCTTGTATATGGATCCATAAATCAGGGAAGCAAGACGGTGCGGCTACAGACGCATTACAAAAAGTCGTTTGATTGTATCCGGATAGGCAACGCCTTATACAGAGTGGATTTTGAACGAAAACTGCGAACAAAGCACGTGTTTGTAGTATCGGAGGTGCAAAGTGGCAGAAATTAAATTTGAGGGAATCGCAAAGCTGAATAAAGGCTTAAGAAAGCGAATGGATATGAGTGCGGTCAAGAGCACCGTAAAATTGAACGGCTCTGAGATGGAATCAAGGGCGAAAAGAAACGCAGTATTCAAAGGGCATTACGCATGGGAAGAAGGAAAAGGCATGGTATTCAAAAAGCCGACAGGGAATTTGAAACGGAGTATAGATTTAGAAATATCTCCGAATGGACTGAAGGCTACTGTGGAACCGAAGGCAGAGTATGCTGCTTATGTAGAATTAGGCACTCGTAAGATGGAAGCCCAACCCTATTTAAAACCCGCATTTGAGGAGCAAAAGAAACAATTTGAAAAAGATTTGCAGAAACTTGTGAGGTGAGATATGGATCCACAGCAAGAATTATTTACGGAATTACTTACAGAGATCAAAAAATCAGGATATGACGTATATGATGGCTTCTTACCGCCGGATGGTACGCCGTATCCTTTTGTTTATCTTGCAGATAGCCAGCAGACGGACGATGCCAATAAAACGGCTGTGTTTGGCAATGTGTATCAGACCATTCACGTCTGGCACAACAATCCAAGACAGAGGGGAACGGTGTCAAAAATGCTGCTGGCGATCAAAAGCGCATGCAGAAGACTGGATCATACCGAAAATTTTGCATGGAATGTCCGGAATGTAAATCAAAGAATTTTACCGGACACAACAACAAAGCAGCCTCTTTTACACGGGTTGTTGGAAATAGAATTTAGTTTTAGTTAGAGAGGAGAAAAAGCATGTTTGAGACAGGATTACAGTTATTTGCAGAGGCGGTATCTGGCAAGAAAATTGTATATTTGTACCGCCTTGCAGAAAAAGCGAAACAGGAAGCAGCAAAGAATCTTGCGTTCACAACGGAGAATGGAAGAACTAAGAGTAAGGATGCAGATTCTACTGCAACGAAAGACGGTACAATCCGTACACCAGGAGCTGCGGAGACAGAAATTACAGCCACTGCGGTTTTGGCAAAAGGCGATAAATTGATCGCGGAACTTGAGGATGCTATGGATTCCGATAAACTTCTTGAAATTTGGGAAGTAAACCTTGAAGAAGCAGCGGGAGCGGGTCTGAATAAATTTAAGGGAATGTATTTCCAAGGATATCTCACAGAAGTTGAGGTCACGTCTTCTGCAGATGAGAATGTGGAAGTATCCCTTACTTTTGGCATCAACGGATCAGGTAAACGCGGAGATGTAACCGTGACAACGCAGCAGCAGGAAATCGCGAATTACGCGTTTAAGGACAGCGTGAAAGAGGGGTAGTACCCTCTGACGATGTAGCCTTAATCGGCAGAGGTAAAGTAGGAAAGGCAAAAGTAGGAAAAGAATAGATCATGTACATAGAGGGCGGCAAGACCGCTCTCTTTTTAATGGAGGAATAAAAAATGATGGAATTAACAATTAACGGACAGGTGTACCAGTTTAACTTTGGAATGGGATTTTTGAGAGAGATAAACAAGCAGACAAATGTGCCGATAGATGGAGCACCTGGTGTTAAAAAAGATGTGGGGTTCCGGTACGCGCTTATGAATTTGATGGATGGAGATCCAGAAGCTCTTGTGAATATTCTTGATGTTGCGAATAAAGGGCAGAACCCAAGAGCAACAAGAGATCTGCTCGATGGTTATATCGATGACGAGAATACAGATATCGATGAGCTTACAGATACAGTAATGGGTTTCTTAAAGAGTGCGAATGCTACGAAGAGGACAACGAAAGAACTTCTGGATGCTGTGGAGAAAGAGAAACAGAGAGTAGAAGAGGAAGAAGCACGGAAAAGAGAGCTGATGGCGTAGGGTTTGAAGAATACTACAAAGAAGCAGCTTTGAATTGTTTTCGGTATCAGGGTTTCAAGAGCTTTGAAGAAGTGGATAGGTTGACAATTCCAGAATACACCCTGCTCATGGAGGCTGTGCAGCTAAGAGAAGTAGATAAGGACTATCGAAATCATCTGCAGGCGTTCTTAAATCTTGCTGTAAAAGCGGAGAAAAAGGCTGGAAAGAATAAGACTAAACCAGTTTATCAGAGATTCAGAAAATTCTTTGATTACGAAAAAGAAGTAGATCGTGTGAGGAACCGAAAGCAAAAAAATGAAAGATTGGACATAATCGGCAGAATGATGAAAGGAGAGTGATGGCATGGCAGAAAGTTTTTCCGTGAAGGCAATATTGTCTGCGCAGGATAAGGGATTTACGTCTGCTTTCAAATCTGCAATGGGCACTGTGAGTAATCTGAAAAGCACGCTCACGAGTGGAATCGGATTTGGAATCATGGCCGGAATTGGACAAAAGGCATTTGGTGCTGTCACATCCAGTATTGGCGGTATGGTGTCGGAATTAAATTCTTCCAGTGCTGCATGGAAAACATTTAACGGAAACATGTCGATGGTTGGCAAAGGCGCTGACGAGATTGTATCTGTAAAAAAGGAATTGCAAGAGTTTGCAGAAGATACAATTTACAGCGCATCTGATATGGCGAGTACTTATGCGCAGTTGAGTGCAGTAGGTATTAAAAGCACGAACAAGCTTGTAAAGGGATTCGGAGGGCTTGCGGCGGCAGCTGAGAATCCAAAACAGGCAATGAAAACTTTAAGCCAGCAAGCTACACAGATGGCAGCGAAACCAACAGTTGCTTGGGCAGACTTTAAACTTATGATCGAACAGACTCCGGCTGGTATATCGGCAGTCGCAAAAGAAATGGGCATGACTACCACGGATCTGGTGCAGAATGTGCAGGACGGAAAAATCGCGACAGAAGATTTCTTTGATGCTATCGCAAAAGTCGGCACAAATGACGCATTTACGAAGCTTGCTACAGAGTATAAGACTGTAGATCAGGCAATGGATGGTCTGACCGAAACAGTAAGCAATAAGCTGGCACCGTCATTTGATGTTTTATCCGGTCGAGCGATTAAATCTTTGGACGGGATAATTAATAAAATTGGAGATCTTGATGGAGATGCAATCGCAGGGAAATTAACTGGATTTCTCGATAAAGCAAGTGGGTACTGGAATGTTTTAAAAACAGAAGCATTGGAAGTGAAGACCGCTTTTGGAGATGCTTTTTCCGCAATTGGAGAAGATCTCGGAAAGATTACTGGTGCGTTTGGCTCCACGGAAAGTATCAGTTCTTTTGCTGGTGTAATGGACTCTGCGAGTGGGGCATTGCAAACCTTTGCCGGATTTTTGAAAGAACATTCTGAGATCATCGCGAAAGTGATATCAAAACTCCCACAGCTTTTTGTAGCGTATAAGGGATTCAAGATTGTTAAAACAGTCGCACCATTTTTAGGCGCATTCACGAGTGCGATTGCTGGACTTGCCGGAGCTGGAATAAGTAAAATTGCTGGAAAATTGTTTGGAATCTCTAAAGGGCAAGAAGCGGTCGGTAAAAGCAGTGCTGCAAGTTCCAAGAAAATGCTTGCGTCCGCTAAAGCATTCATGATGTTGGGTGCCGGAGTTGCTTTGATTAGTGGTGGATTTTTCTTATTGGCGCAAGGCGCAAAAGCAGTGGCGGATTCAGGTCCGTTGGCAGTAGCAGTACTTGCCGGCATGGTTGGTGCAGTTCTAGCATTAAGTTTTGGATTTATGAGTTTTTTGAAAAACATTAAAACTTCTCCAGCGAAAATGAATGCGGCGTCTAAATCGTTCACAAAGATGGCTTTCGCAGTGTCAGCAGTAGTACTTTCTTTAGCAGGTCTCGCTCTTGCGCTTACACCTCTAGCAAGCCTCGGAGATACGGCTGTTGCTCCACTTGCTGCATTCGGAGTTGTTGTCGGTGGTTTAGCAATCATACTTGGAACTATGGGAAAGAAACTTCAGGAAAGTGCAGTTGGCATTGCGGTGTTTGCTGGTGCGGTATCAGCAATGGCATTATCCATGACACCTCTTGCTAAAA